ACATCGAGGGGACGATCCTCGACATGTCGGGCTTCGACGGCGTGCTCATGCTGGTGCGGATGGGGACGATCACGGCGACGGCGGTGACGAGCATCAAGGCCCAGAGCGGGACCGATGACACGATGAGCGACGCCGCGGACCTCGAAGGCACGAGCCAGAGCATCGCCGCCGACGACGATGATGAGACGTTCTACATCGACCTTCGGGCGCCGAAGGAGCGGTACGTGCGGCTCTACGTCGACCGCGGCACGGCGAACGCGGTGGTGGCCTCGGCGAGCTACATCCAGTACAAGGCCCACGTGCTGGTGACGAGTCACGGCACGGGCGTGAGCGGCGAGGCTCACGTGACGCCCGATGAAGGCACCGCCTGAGACTGACAACTGAGATCCGGGTCCTTTCCTTTGCACGGCACGGCGCGGGTCGCCCGCCTCTTACCCCCCACGGTGGAGCGCGGGCGGGCCCGCCGTGCGACAGCCTGAGGAGCAGAGCGATGCGACGAGCGATCCTACTGAGCATGGTGGTGCTGCTGCTGGCCGGCGTGGCGCTGGGCGCCAACGACAGCACGGTGGCGGCGGGGGTATACACCGATCAGGGCGGCGACCGACTGAACGTGCAGACGCACGGCACGTTGGATATCCTCGGGATGCTGCGGGTGCGTGGTGCAACGCTGATCGGCGGCGAGGGCTACACCTACTACGTCGATCCAACGAGTGGTGACGACACCAACGACGGCTTGAGCCCGGAAGCGGCGTTCGCCACGATGCAGGCGGCGATCAATACGTGCACCGACGACCGTGGTGACGTGATCGTGCGACTTCAGGGGACGGAGACGGTGAGTACTGCGATCACGGTGGACTGCCCCGGCGTGACGATCGTGGCGGCGACCTGGGGGGCCGACGATCAGCAGCCGGAACTCTTCGAGACGAGTGCGCAGGCGGCCTATGACGACGGCCCGGTAATCAGCGTGGAGGCTCCGTGCGCGATCTATGGCCTGCTGTTCCGGGGGCGGAGTTCGGCCGACGCGAGTATGCTGATCCACTACAGCGCAGCGACGGGCTACGACGACGCCGATCCGGCAGGAATCTTCGTGCACATTGCGGGGTGTCGGTTTCCCGACTGGGGGACGGCCAGCACCGGCATCGAGATCAAGGGCGGAAGCTATGTGCGGATTACCGGCTGCACATTCGACGGGACGTGGGACAACACGCTGGCGTGCGGCATCATCTTCAAGGGCTCCGCGCTGAATAATCCCACGCACAACGTCGTGGAGCGCTGCTGGTTCGTGGATGTGACGAACGGGATTGAGCATCACGCCGGTGGCACGCCCCAGAACTTCCTGTACATGGGCAATCGGTTCATCGATTACACCGACGCGATTGACTTCAACGATCATGCGGCTGACGGCCTGGTCGCGGACAACTGGTACGAGACGGCGACCGATGCTGCGACCTACGACATCACTGTGGCGGCGGCGCAGGCGCATGGCGTGACGTTTGCCGGCAACCACTACAGCGAGTGAGCCCGGAGGGCGAGCATGGCCACCCTGGAATGCACAACCCCCGCGGCGAGCGATCCGGTCACGGTGGCCGAGCTGAAGGCCCATGCCCGGATCACGAGCGGATCGGTTGAAGACACCTACCTGACGACGTTGATTACCGCGGCGACCGACGTGGTGCAGCGTCTCACGCGCCGGCAGCTCATCAACGCGACGTACGCGTTCGGGCTGCGCCAGTGGCCGAGCGGCAATGGACCCATCGAGTTGCCGCGCCCTCCCCTTTCCAGTGTGAGCAGCGTCACGTACGTCGACAGCGACGGCACGCGGCAGACGATGGACGCCGGCGACTATGCGGCAGACGACGCGCGGCAGCCGGGGCGTGTGGAGCCGGTGTACGGCGAGGTGTGGCCGAGTGCGCGGGACGAGGCCAACTCGATCTTGATCACGTATGTGGCGGGCTACGGGGCGGCGGGGAGTAGTGTGCCGGCGGCACTGAGGCAGGCGATCCTGCTGATGGCGACGCACCTGTACGAGTTCCGTGATCCCGTGGTGATCGGCGGCTCGGTGGCGGAGGTGCCGAGGACGGTCGACGCGCTGGTGAGCCCGTATCGGGTGAGCCAGCTGCCGACGTGGCCGCTGGATGGCAAATAGGCGAACGGCGATCCGGCAGAGGCGTGCGCCTCGGGAGCGCCGATGATGACGTAGCGAGTGGGGGATGGTAAGAGGAGGATCATGCGATGGCACGTGGACTGACGGGATGGATCCTGATGATGGTGATGGTGGTCGGGCCGGCTGTGGCCGCGCCCGATCCGTGGCGCGTAGTAGTGAGCGACTACGCGGCCTACGGATCGACGTTGCCGAATGCGTGGTGGGGGGCACCCCTGCCTGGTGAGGGCGGGGCGTGGGGTCCGGCCGGTGGTGCGTTTCGGGCGTACCGGATCCTCGGTCGCACGCAGCTGATGACGTTCAGCCGTGCGACGGGGCAAATCAGTTTTGGGACATGGACCGATATGTCTGTGGAGGGGATCGGGCGGCCGCTGGGCACATCGGCGCCAGGCGGGGGTGTGTGCCAGGTGCGTGTCGGGTCGATCATCAAAGCATGGATGAATGGCTACGACTACGCGGGCATGGAGGTCCGGTATTGCGCATCGCCAGATGGGGTCAATTTCAGTGCCCCGAGCCGATGCACGATCTACGGCTCGACGATCACGAGTACGGGGATCTACGGCGTGGGCGGGGCGTATCTAAGCCCGGCGGGCATCTACCTGATCAGCCACGGCAACTCGTTCATGGACGGCATCGGGCTGTGCACGTCGGGCCTGGGCGAGACGGTGTGGTACGACATCGACACCGGCGGCGCACATGGCGACAGCCTGGCCCCGCCCGGCGGAGGCGGCGTGAATCAGTATGGCAACCAAGCGGTGGCGTGCGATGGAAACCTGATTTTCCCAAGGTCGACAGCGAGTCATCCGGATCACGGTGTTGGGCTGGCGATCGGCACGGCGGGCGATCTGTGTGGCGGCGATGAGTATGTGTGGGTGGCCGACACCAATAGCACGAGCACAATGTGCGGTCCGTCGTTGCTCAGCGGAATCGGTTTGCTCGGCGTATCGGCCCCGAGTTTGCGCGTAGCCCCCTATTGGCAGACCGGCTGGCTGACCTACGTGATGGGCCTGACCGACAGTCCGACGAAGCCGGCCACGCAGTTCCTGATGCTGTATGACGCCGTGTGGGACACCGACAGTTCGGGCTCCGGGTACGATGATTTCGGCGGTGGTCATGCGATTCTGTCGTTATCGCGCAATCAGGCGGACTTCAACTTCGACGGCACAGTAAACTTCCAGGACATCGGGCCGTTCAGCGGTGCCTATGGCAGCAAGGTGGGTGAGCCGGCGTACAACGCGGCGGCGGACTTCAATGGCGACGGCGAGGTGAACTTTCAGGACATCGGGCCGCTCTCCGGCCGGTACGGCACGGATTGCAGCTACGACGGATCGTGATCTTCCTCCAGACGGCCCGGGTGCGCGCGACGGGTGTGTCACGCGTGCCCGGGCCACGGCCTCAGCGACGATAGGGGAATACGATGGCGGACCTCACTATCACGGCCGCCCAGGTGGCGCTGGTGAGCGGCGAGACGGTGACGCGCGTAGCGGGCGCGGCGATCACGGCGGGTCAGACGTGCTACTACGACAGCGCGGCGGGCACGGCGAAGCTGGCGGACAATGACGCAGCGACGACGGACGACGTGGAGGGCCTCGCGCTGTGCAGTTGTGCGAGCGGACAACACGTGGTGTTGCAGAAGAACGGGACGATCACACTGGGCGCGGGTGCGGCTCCGACCGAGGGGCAGGTGTACATCCTGAGCAGCACGGCCGGCGGGATCTGCCCGATCAGCGACTTGGCGAGCGCTGACTACCTGACGATCCTCGGCGCGGCCAACGGCAGCAATCAGCTCGTAATGAAGATCCACATTACCGGCATCCAGAAGACCTGAGCATGGCGCTGAATCCGGGAGTACTGCGAACGCTCGTGGGCCTGTGGAGCCCGGGCGAGGGCCGCGATCGCATCGGCGGCGTGACGGAAACCTGGACCCACATCGACGACGTGTGGGCCAGGATTGTGCCGCTGCGGGGCCAGGAGCGCTATGCGGCGCAGATGGTGAGGCCGGAGACGAGCCATCGCGTGGAGTTGCGCTATCGGAGCGACGTGAAGCCGAGTTGGGAGCTCCGCTGGAATGACGGGAGCGACGACCGCGTGCTGAAGATCACGGGCGTACTGGACGTCGAGGAGCGGCAGGAGCGGCTGCAACTGGAGTGCGTGGAGGAGCGATGAGCAACGCGGGGGGCATCTCGATCACGCTGGAGCCGGACCGGGCGTCGCTGGCGATGCTGGAGCGGGCGATGAAGAAACTGCCGGAGGCGGTATTCGAGAAGGTCTGCGTGGGCGCGGCCAGAACGGCAATGACGCCGATGCTGAATGCGATGCGACGGCTGGTGCCCGCGCAGCATGGCCTGCTGAGGAAGAGTCTGTCGAAGAAGACCGTCAAGGACAAGGGCAACGGCCGCGTGCTGATCGTGCTCGGCCCGAAAAAGGGCTCCAAGGATCCGGCGACGGGCGCGAACCCGAGCAACTATGCGCACCTCGTGGAGTTCGGGACGGGCGAGCACGTGATCCGGAGTCGGCGTGGACCGAAAGGCTTCCTGAAGATCGGCGACCGGCTCGTACTTGGGGCGGTGCAGCATCCAGGCGCGCGAGAGAAGCCGTTCATGCGGCCCGCGTTTGACGCGACGAAGCATCTGGTGGTGCAGAAGTACATCGCGACGCTGAAGCGGCGCGTGCCGCGAGAGGTCGAGAAGCTGAGTCGGGGCAATCGGTAGGGGGGTGAGCGATGAGGATCATCTGGTGGGCGCTGAAGAGCCGGAAAATCTGGGTGGGGCTGGCGGGCATCGCGGGTGCGATCATCTCCGAGAAGTTCGGCGCGGAGTGGGGCGAGAAGGTGGCGGCGGGGATTCT